ATGAGCCTGCATCCGCTGGAGCAGTTGTTCTTTGTCTTGCAGCCCAGAGGCAGCGATCAGAACATCCCCAGGAATAAGCCCAGGTTGCATACCAGCTAGTTGCACTAGTGTTGCGAATTGTTCTTGCTGTAGACTCGGGATGTCAATCCCCTCTTCTATGGTAATGTCAATATCTAAATCGCTGATGTCGTTCTCTATCCCTACCACCTGCTGCAGCCTAGGATCATCGGGCTGCAACTGCATGCGCTGCATCATCTGCATACGCATCTGCTCGGGCATCGCCGCGAGGCGGTCCATCACCCGGATCGGACGGTTGATGCCCACCCACGTCGTGCCGTTAAGCTCGTCGGTAAGCCGCACCCACTTGCCGCCGGACCAGTATTCCCGCGCCGCCATCCAGCAGCTCTCGTAGACCCGCCGTGACCAGTAGCGCAGCGCGTCAGCCAGCGGCTCGTTCTGCGCCGCACCACCCGCCTGCTGGGCCAGGATCGCCCGCCCGCTGAGTTCGCGAGGATCGGTGCCAGACATCGCCGCATTCGGCCCCGATAGCTGCATTTCCGCTGTCGCATGTTGCAGCAGCTGGAACTGCCCACTGGCAAGGTCGGCCGACTGCTCGATCTCGAACTTAAAGCCGGGCATCACCTCGATGTAGCCGTCCGGCTTGGCCACCTCGCGGCGGGCCTTGTCCACGTCCTGCACCGCGCCCTGCTCGGCCACCACCTGGCGCACCGACAGCAGGTGCAGCGCCTTGGAGCGCCGCTTGTTGATCTCGTCCTGCAACGAAATGAGCCCACGCACCATGCCGTAGCGCTGGTTCTCGCGGTTGATATATGCCGACTGCAACAGCAGGCTGCACGCGCTCTTACCCTTGCGATCCTTGAACCGACTGCGCTGCGGGTTGGCGAGAATGGCGTTCTTGGTGAACGTCGCCTGCCACCACGTACCGCGCTCGTCCCAATGGCACTGCACGACACGCACGCGGCGACGGCGGTTGTCCGTCCAGAATGCGGTTTCCGGCCTGTCGTTGTAGTAGAAGTCCGTGGACGAGAACGACGCCTCGATCACGTCGTCGCCCTCGGGATACAGGCCCTCGAGCTGGTCGCGGTCCATCCAGATGACCAGGCCCTTATATCGGCAGTCGCTGAAATCCATCGAGCGGGAATGCGGATCGTAGAAAATGCGATCCCACGGAACGTGCGTGATGGTGATATTGGCGCCGCCCTGTCCGTCGTCCTCGAGACCGAGTTCCGCGCCGCCCGCGCCCTCGATCAGCATGTTCTCGAACACGGCGCTACGGACCAGCGAAAACTCGTTGTCGTCGCTGATGAACCGCAGCGCCTGCGTGGCGGCCAGGGCGCGGTCGTCCTCGGCCGGCGTGCGCGCAAACGCCTTGGGATCGGTGCGTGCCTTGCGCTCCATGCCGCAGAGCAGCGAGACCTTGTCGTGGATCTTGTTGATGACGATGGCGGGCTGGCCGCGCTTCTTCAGTTCGTCCAGTTCGTCCTTGGTCCACTGGACGTGGTCGAAATACTCGCGGTCGCGCTGTGCCAGGTTGATCTCGTCCTGGCGCGCGAGTTCGGACTCCTCGAACCAGCGCACCAGCCGGCCGTGCAGATCGTCGAGATCGCGCGGATACTCGTCGGCGCCGCTGGTGAGGTCAGCGACGGCCGGCGGCGTGGACGGGCCACGCGGCTCATGGATATGGACGTGTAGCGCGGTGTCGCTCATTGCTGCGGTTGCTGGGTTTCGGCGATAGCGCCTGCGCCGCCTGCCATCAGGCCGGCAATGCCGTATTTGCGCAGGATTTCGATGGTGGCGTCGTTGAACACCACATGCGTCCTGTCAGGGAGAGTGATGCCAGGAACGCCGGCCGCCCGCAGCTTTTCCATAGCGCCAGGATCATTCAGCGCCGCCTGATCCTTCGCGCTGAGGCTGCCGTAGTCGAGGAAGCTAGCCGGATCGGCCTTGATGTTGACCTCGTACATATGACCGGCTGTGGGATCGGCTTTTGAGCGCCCGGCATAATCCTGTGCCAATCGCTCATCCTGCGCGAAGTAGTGGCCGGCCTCGTCAGGATGCAAGAAACGCGCATCGAACCGCTCGAAATCTGCCGGGCTGCCGTGGTACGCGGTGAAGCCCTTGCCACCCGGTGCGTCGCCCACCATGCCGAGCACCATCGCCGGCGCCTCCTGCATGCCACGCGCCACCTCGGCCCGTGCACGATCCATGTCCGTGCCAAGGATCGGCTGGCCACTCGATGTCATCGCCTCGATCGGGTTGAACGGGCCTGACGGCACGCCCACGGACTGCGACGCATAGGGCGAGGTCGTCTCCGTCCCCACCGGGTTGCGCATGACCTGCTGCGCCAGCGGGCCGAGCTGATTGGCCGGCGCGCTGTAGTCCTGCGGCAGCACCGAGGGATCAAACAGGCGACTGAGCCAGCCACTCATGTCCGGCTGCACTGCTGCATCGGTGGTAGGGGGATGTTTAACCCGCGGTGTCTGCCTGACGCGAGCATTTGGGCGACAGCGCCCGTCTCCGCTCCCCCTACCGTCTCAGAGCCTAGCACGTCGCTGCCTTTACCACAGCACCTATTCGGACGGCCACGCGGGTGCATTCTGGAACGCCACCTGCAAGCCCTGCGGCGCGGCTGCCTTGACCGCGGCGTCCATCGCGTCGCGGAACCAGCTTGCCACAAACGCCTGGCGGTCGGCGTCGGTGCGGACAGCATCAGCGCTCGCGTAGGCGGCAAGGAACGCGGCGGCCCACTTGTCGGGGTCGGCGCCGACCTCGCGCTGGAACTGCGCGCCGGAGAGGGGCTCGGTCATACGTCCTCGCGCGAGCGAATAACGTATCCCATGCGAATGCCTGGGTTCTCGTTCCTGATTTCTGGATGCGCCGTCCATGCGGCTTGCCAAAGTTCACCGTTGGCTCGCAGGACCGGCACCAACGTCATGATTTCGTCTGGCGTATAGCGAAATAAAGAGCGGCCACGCGCACCACGCTCCCGCGCCATCTCTATTGCGATCCGCACGACAGCATTCTCATAATCATGCACGCTCACGCCACCCTCCAATTTGCCACCTCTGAGCGGCCGGCCCGCTGGAAGGCGCGGTCCCAGCTATCGACGGGCGCGGGCTTCGGCTTCTCGGGCTGCATCTCACGCCAGGCCAGCGCCATGTATCGGAACGCATCCGCGCCGTGCGATGACCAGTCATGTCGCGGCCGATCGTGGAACGTCTTGGCCTTCTCATCGAAGTCGGCGCGGTAGGCACGCAACGCCTCCAGGCCATCGTAACACTTGGAACTATCGAACCACGCCTTGCCGATCGTCACACGCGCGGCGTTGATACCATCCATCACGTTCTGCTTCGGCAGAATGCGTGGGATGCGGTTGGTGAGCGAATGCAGTGTCTCCCAGAGCGATCGGCCGGTGCCAAGCTGCCGCGCCTCGCCATCGTGCGGCAGATAGTCGGTGCCGTAGGTATAGCCGCGTGACGACAGCACGGACGCATAGTGCGGCAACCCGTGGCCTGCCGCTTCGTAGTAGTCGATGACGCGGATCTCGGCGAGCGCCACCTGGAAAAACCAGATCGCCGTGCTATCGCCGATACCGAGATCCCAGGCTGTGTGAACTGGCAGGATTGGATCGTATGGCACATCGCCGATGCGACCAGATGCCTCAGCCTCGGCGATTTCTCGGCCGTAGTAGGCGCCGAGGATAGCGGCATCGAACGAGCATTCGAGTTCCTGGTCGTATTGCTCCGGCGTAAGTGTGCCGCGCATGTCGTCAAGCTCGGCCTGGCTGAGTAGTCCGGTGTGGCTGGCGCGCAGCACGAGTGAGAACCATTCGGGCGTCTGTTCGGCGTGATGATGCACGCGCCAGAAGTCGTTGCGTCCGCGTGGTGTGCCGATGAACACCGCCCAGCCACCGCGATCGGCGAGCGCTGGGCGCAGCACTTCCGGCCAGGCGCGTGGATTGATGTCGGCGTATTCATCGAGCACGAGGCCATCGATGTAAGTGCCACGCAGCCGGTCGTAGTTCTCGACGCCGTAGAGACGAACGCGCGCACCGTTGGGAAAGATCACCATGAGGTCGGATTCGCGCTGCTCGACGCCAGGGATGTCGGCGGTGAAGCGCTTCAGGTATTGCCAGCATGTGTCTTTCGATTGTGTATACGTCGGCGACATATACGCAAAGCGGCCTTCGGGTTTCTTGCAGCGCAGTGCTGCATCGATCAGATCCATGACGCATGCGACGGTCTTGCCGCAGCGACGGTGTGCGACGATGCAGGCCCAGCGTTGTTTGCGCGCATGGAACGCGGTGAACTGCGGTCGGGCTTCGTAGCCGAGTTTAATCTTTTGCCGTGTCGCCACGATCGACACCTGTGATGACGAGGACGGGGCCGCCATCGGGGCCGGTATGAGCGGTGACGGCGAGGTCGGGGATGGTCTTGCGGAGCAGCGCTACTGCCGCTCGGATCTGGCCATCGGACATTTCCAGCGGCTTGTCGGGGTAGCACGGATCATTCAGCCCCAAAGCAAACGCGTTCAGGCGCTTGCAAAGCTGTGTAGTTTGGATTGCGGCGCGGGATCGTTCGTCCTGCTGCGGGTTTAGACGAGCGGCCATTTATCCTCTCGATTGACGCAAATACCTGTTGACATCCTGCCCACACGTTGGCATAATGCCTACATAGACAGGAGACGACAGATGGCCAACATGATTTTCGCAGTTTACGCCAGCAAGCAGACCGACCGGTTTCGGCGGGACAATACCGAGGGCTACGATGCGGCTGACCTGACAGAGTTGAATGCGGCGTGGGATCGGCTGGCGATCAGCGCGCACGACAGCGGCGACATCGTTGTGGCGTCCATGCAGGACCATCTCAGCGAGACGCTGCTGTCGCGGTTTGATGCTGGAGCGCGCGGCGAAGCGCTGACCCACAACATGATCCTGCGGTGACCGCCTCAGCCTTCCGCGCTCGCCTCGAAGCCCTCGGCTGGACACAGCGGGGCTTCGCTGCGTTGCTGGGCGTGGCGCATAACACGGTGCACCGCTGGGCATTAGATCAGGCACGGATACCGGACAGCGTTGCGGTGTGGCTCGACGGTGTCGCGGATTTCATCACACACCACCCGCCGCCTACTCACGCGCCACGAGACAATCCACATTGACCGTAACGTCTCGGACGCATCCGAACAGCATGAGCGCGACGTGAGCGATTCCCCGTGTCACGGAGACGACGACGCCGGGGTGATCGCGCCATGCCCCCGTGGCGAGGCTGCAAGGGGCGCCAGGCGCCCATTGGCTGTTGCGCGGTGTGATGGCAAGGCGGGTGCCCTCAGTGGCCTGTAGCGCGTCCACAACGGCGTCTGGGCAGGGCTGGGGCAATCCGGTGTCATGGCAGCGGAGCAGGGAGAACACGCCGGGTGTGTTTTGGATGGGGCGCCACTGATCGCGGTGAGCATCGAAGCGGACGAACAGGTAGCTGGGGAACAGCGGTGCGTCGATGGTGTAGCGCATTGAGCGGGCGGCGTGGTTGTAGCGCTGGACGAGCATGAGCGGCAGGTATCGCTGATAGCCCTGGTCGTGGAGATTGCGTGCGGCGTGGCGCTCGGCCTGGGGGTGTGTGGCCACGACGTGCCAGCGAGGTCCCTGACGGCTACCGCTAGGCGTGGGGGCCACAACGCGGGCTGGCCCCGTATCCTGTTGGCGGGCAATTAAGCAACTGGTTGGTTGCGTGTCAACGCTGGTGATGGCGTTCACCACCAGCCCCGGCCGAACAGCAGGAACAGGACGAGGATCAGCACGACGAGGCCGAGGCCGCCGCCGTAGCCCCAGCCTGGGCCGTAGGCGCCGTGGAGATAATACCCACCGCCGCCGCCGAACAGCAGCAGCAGGATCACGAGGACGACGATCAAAGCCATTCACAGCCCTCCTTCTGGCCACGGTTTTCCTGGCCCGGCCAAAGTGGCCGAACTTGGGGTGCTGCGCCGGACATCGGACATTCCCTAAAGGGAAATGTCCGGTGATGTCCGTCTCGCCGGACACCCGGGTTTTTAAATGTCCGGTTAATGTCCGCTCATTTGTCCGGTATCGTGTCCGTTACCGCTCCCTGCGTAAGATACGAACCAGACCCGACGATTTGCCATGCCGACCACATGCTGGTTGATCAAAGCGACCGACGCCCGCCGGAACGCTTTCTGCTTGGCATCCTCCGAGTCTCCCGGGGAGGCGCGGTCATAGAAGCGATCGCGCCACCACTTCTCAGGCACGGATTGGATTCCGGAAGGTACCCCGGGGTACCCTGCCTGCCCTGACGCCGAACACAGGTCGATCAAGACCTCAAGCGCCCGCTTGTTGTGTCCAGTCAGGTGACGACGTGCGGACGCCGCGCCCGCGGCATGCCCTCGCCCGAGAGCCGCACTATCGCCATAGTCCACGACGCAGGACGTGATGGGCTTCCCGCGCGTGTTAGTGCCTAGCTCGACCACCTTAAGGTTGAAGGTGAACTCACCGGCACACTCAAGGTCACGTTGCTTGGTGACGCGCGCTTCGTGGCGCGTGCCATCGGCGGTGACCTCGATTTCGGTATCTGTTGCGGCGCGCAGCAGGGAGTGTCCGCGCGCGCCTTTGGCCTGGTCCTTGCCTGAATGGTGGACCCAGGCGACGTGAGTGTTGCCTTGTTGCTGGATGAACGTCCCGTTGCGGACCAGCTCTCCCATGTCGTCGGGGGCGTTCTCGTTGCCGCCGGCCATGGCTCGTGAGAGTGTGTCGATCACGGTCAGGATGACCGGCAGTCCGGTGGTCTGTTCGATATCTTTGATGATGTCGACGACTTCCTGAGCGTGGTTGTTTGGGGTCAAGAGGTCGACGGCCACCGGCAGGACCACGAGCGGCACGTTGGCGCCGTCGATTGGGTAGAACTGGCGGAAGGCGGCCATGCGGTTTTTGATGCCGTGGGAGCCTTCCAGGCAGCAGTACAGGACGGCGCCGCGCTTGACCTCGCGGCCGTTCCACGGCCAGCCACAGGCGACGTGCAGCGCCAGATCGGTGGCGAAGAAGGTTTTGCCGGAGTTGGACTCGCCGTAGATCACCGACATGCCCCGTTCGATGAGCAGGCCCTCGACGAAATCGGCGCAGTCTCCCGCGACCTCGATCGCGTCGAAGTGTATAAGCTGGTCAATGAGCTTCTGCGGCGGGCCGTCCCCATTGGGCGAATGGCCGGCGGCGCGGCGGGCACTTTCGGTATATAGATTACCCACGACATCAGGCCCTCCTGCGTGTGCGCCATCGCGCAAGGCGGAGAGCGTTGTCGATCATGTCGGTCGGAACGGCGGCCCGTTCGGCGATAGCGGCGGCAGCCAGGGCGGCGGTCAGTAGATCGCGTCCATCGCGCATGAGTTCGCGCTCGGCGGCGGCGATCATGTCTTGCAGCACGGCTTGGTGGTGCGCCTCGATCTCGGCCAGCGCCTCGTTGAACGCGCCGACAGCCACGGCGCGGGCCAGTTTCTGGTCCATCCTGGCCTTCTCCACCAGCGCGAGCGCGGCGGTGATGACGTGGTGCAGGCCGTCCTTGATGCTGTATCTTTTATGTACCACTGCCAGGACAGCGTGCTGCACGTCGTCCTCCAGCCAATGGCGCAGCGATGCGGCCTCGGCGCGCTCCGGGGTGAACAGCGGCTGTGGGGGGCGATAAGCCTGGCTCACGGCGGCATGCCGGACGGCTGGAATGGACCCGATGAACACGGCGCAACACTCCTTGACCTGCGCCAAGGGTTGCTTAGAATGGGGCTTGCAACAGTCCCAGTCTCTTGGCCCCTGGCCAGTTGAATACGCTCAGTATCGCCCCGGTTCCCGCCGGGGCGTTCTGCGTTTATGGCACAGCAACGATTGAGTCGGAAGGTGTTCATGCCGTCAGAACTCCTTATGCACGACCCGATGGTCTGCACCGCGAGCGCGATCCGATGGCGCGTTGCTCCTGCCGTATTTCGCGGCCTTGTCCGCCATTCGCTTCACTCGGTTGCTGTTCGGATGCAGCGCTGCAGTGAACGATTCCTTTCTCCGGTCCTTTTCCCTGGCGGTTTCGGCGGCATTCCATACCGGCGGCGGCGCCTCCGTTACCGGCAAGGGCTCGCTAGATGGCATTCCCGCTTTCATCTCCTCCGCCGACTGGTGGCAGATCTGATATTGTTCGTTGGTCAACACCCGCTGTGCAGAGCGCATGAAACAATAGGCCAGCGAGTTACGGGCAGCTCTTTCGCAATCGCGCCTGAGAGACCCTAGAACCGCTTTGTAGTGCTCAACCTGCGCAGCATGCAGCGCCCTGGTTTTAACCGTCTGCCTGAATACATCGTCCGGCAGCGTGGCAAGTAATTTACGCTCGGCATCACGAACCAAGACATACGAGGCATCAAGTTTCGTTATGGCGATGACATATTGCTCTTTGAATGTCAGATATACTTCTTCCCACGGCCTCGCATCCGGCGGCAGAACTTCAACCCGGCCAGTCGCAAATGGTTTCGTCGCATGTGATGCGGTCCTGGCGATATCCGACTGCTTGTCTTGCGTGGTCTTAAACATTTACGCCACCCTCGCCCGCAGATGCACTCCGCATTCCCGCAGCGCCGCCTCGACCTCAGGCACCGAGCGGCATACACAGACATCGACCCCGCAATAGATCAGCTTCTGCATCATCGCTTTCTGTGCTGCCGACAGCACGCCGCGGCGGCTTTTCAGTTCGATCATATAAGCGTGCCCCCGGTGGAGGACGCAGATGTCGCAGATCCCGGCGCGCACGCCCTCGCCGACCGCCCGCGCGCGGGCCTTCTTCGATCTCATCAACCCGTTGGGAATGGCGAAGTGCAGCGCGTCGGGCGGCAGCGCCCGCTCCAGAAACTGGTGGACGCTGCGCTGCAAGTCGCTTTCCTCGTGCCGCCGCACCGCCGTGGCCGGCTCCGCCAGCAGCTCGCCCGTAGGCACGACCCAAGCGGCGCCACCGACCCTCACGCCACGCGCTCCCGATGCCGCACGAACACGCGGGAATGGTGCGCCGCGCAATACGGACCACGCCCCAGCACCGCGGCGCCGCACTGCACCCATGGTGGCCCCGAGCCATCGAGCCACTGGCAACCCCGCGCCGGCGGCATCGGCCGCTCCGGCGCCAGTGGCGGAGTGATGACCGGCGCTGCCACCGGCTGGCGCACCAAGGGCACCGGCTTTGGCTTCTGCTCACTGCGCGGCCGGCCGGTGTTGCCCTGGTTGTCGCCCTGCAGCCGGATGCCGAGGCGCCGGCATTTGCCGACCACCTGGTTTTTGGTGAGGTCCATCTCCCGGCTGATCTCCGAGCCGGACAAGCCCTGCTCCGCGAGATCACGCAACAGCACCACGCGAGTGTCGGGCCAGGGGCTCATGACCACACCCCAGCCGGCCAGGACCGCAGCAGCGGCGCCGTGGCGCGCTCCGAGCGCGCTACCGCCAGCTCCCAGGCCAGCGCCTCGCGGGCCTGCTGCGCCGCGTGCGGCATCGGCACCGGACCTGGCTTCGGGCGAGCACCGCCGCGCTCCTTGAACAGCTTCGCCCGCACCGCCCGCTCCGTGCGGCCCAGGCCCAGCGCGATGTCCGCGTGCGACATGCCGGCGGCCTCGCGCTTGCGTGCGCGGATCACCTCGCCGCAGGTCCATGGGCGGGCGGTCATCGCCGCGCCCGCCAGTGCCAGCGCAGCCGGTCAGCGATCATGCGGCACATTTTTGCCAGTCTCTCGCGCCAGCGCATGGCTGCTCCAGTGGGAGCCTAGGCTGCTCCTCCCGGCGTCTCTTGGCGGCAGCAATGGAACGCAGAGCCGTCGCTTTGCGTTCAAGTTCAGTCGCAATCCCGTCGAGGAAATCCGCCGCGCGAAACGCCATCTGCCTGCGCCGCTCGGCGTTCATGGCCACATAACCAGAGCGATAGTACAGCTTATACATCCAGCGCGTTGACAGCCCGAACACCCCGCCTAGCCGCTCCAGCGTCTTGTGGGTGCCGTGACCCATCCAATGCGCTGCCCTCACGCAATCGGTTACGTCGGCCAACGCCGCCACGACGGCGCGCTCGGTCTCGGCTGGGTCGGGTCGCCTGCCTTTGCTCACTGCGAGTCCCCCAATTATCGGTTGGCTGGTTACTTGGTGAGGTGCAATAAGTGCAGAATGCGGTACGCTTTGGTACAATCTTCCTTCATGCGGCCTCGCAGACGGCAGCCTGCGCCACGGACGGCTTCGTCTGCGCGAGCGCCGCGACGGTCAGACCAGGAATCCGCCCTTGAGCCAGCTCGACAACACGATGCCAGTGCCGCGCTGGGATACCGCGCTGCGGATCACTCCAGGACTTGACGCTCTCGCGGTTGAGGCCGAGCGCATCCGCGACAACCGCCCGCCCACCGAGCGTCCGAATGACGGTAGCATGGTAGTTCTGACACATGTCGGTTACCTTGGGGGCAAAACGCTCCCAAGGCAAGAGCTTAATTGCACCGCGAGACTCGGGGCAATTTGCCCCCATACTGAGAGGGTGTCTAAAAACGCCAGACCATTGTCATACCGTAAGCGTGCGCAGGAAATCGGCGCACGCATCCAATGGGTGCGCGAGCTTGTCGAGCCTAACCGCTCTGCGTTCGCACGCACGATGGGCGTTGACCGCGCGATCCTGCGTGACATGGAGAGCGGTCGCCGGCCGCCGTCAATCTACGCCGTGACCGATCTCGCCCACCGGCTGAAGGTAAGCACCGACTACATCCTCACAGGGTCGCTGCGAGGTGTGGACGGGGAGTTGGCAGCAAAGTTAGCCTCTTTGCATCCCGAACTCTTATCCTCTTCAAACCCAGAATCTGGGCATTCCGGAGACAATCCAGGCAGGGGTGGCGGACCGAGCAAACTTCCGCAGCCCACGAAACCGGTTCGCTCGCCAGCCCTGGCATAAGCCGCTTCTTCGCGCGCTTCATAACACCGCTTCCGTAGAAAATTCGTAGCCTGGGAGGCGCCTGGGGGCATTTTGCGCTTTACATGGGAGCAGTTTGCCCCCACTATTGGGCCAGCAACAAATGGCCCGCGTTATGAAAAGCAAGGAAACCCTCCCTGACGGCTCGGCTCCGGCTTGGCACCAGTTCGGCGCGCCAGTTCTCAGTTTAGTCCGCCCACAACCGCTTGCTGCAAGCCAAAATCGCTATGGCGGAACGGCCACAGCGTCACCTTCGCGCACAGAAAATCGCACTAACCAGTTACCGCACAATGCTTTCCCCGAAAATCGTACGCAGCGCCGTGGGCGCGAGGAAAATCAGCACCATGGCGAGACCACCACGGAAATTTACGCTACCGCAAATCCGCCGGCGTCTGAAATTGCTCAGCGCTTCGCTCGCAGCGATCAGTTGGGATACGGAGCAAACGCCCACCAAGCTGCGCAGCCGCGTCCGCAAGCTGTTGACGAGGGTGGAGGAGATGCTGGAGCGCTGGCCGGCGCCCCCCACCTGAAGCTGAGATTCCCCGTGCCGCTCCCGCCCGGCTACCTGCCGGGAGTGGTGTGAAATGACCCAGCGCGCCCAGCTACTGCGCGACATGCTCGCCGCCATCGAGGAGCACCGCCACGCCACCGGCGCTGACCGCGACTACTGGCGCGGCATCGCGCTCGACCAGATCCGCGAGTTCCGCCGCCGCTACCTCATCCCCGAGCGCGCCGCATTCGAGGCAGCAGTCGCACGCAACCGCCAACTCAGGAGGGCCGCATGATCGATGCCGCGAGGATCGTAGCCGAGCTACGCGCGCAAGAGTTGGTGACAGCGCTCCAAGCCGCCGTCAATGGCGACAGCCACTGGCGCCACCGTGCGAGCGCGCTGCTGCGCTCGATCGCCGACCTCGAACTTCCTGAGCAGGTAACCGACGCCATGCGCGCGATCGACGCTCGCAAGCGCGCCGCCGAGGTCATGCAAGATGTCATGTGGAGCGACTGTAGTGGCTGACATATCCCCGTACAAGCTCGAACGCGCCATGGCTGCCGTATCGCGCCTCAAGGCCGAGTTGGCCGAGCAGGACGCCGACATGATCCTGGCCAGCATCGAGAGCGAAACCAATGCGCTGGAGATGATGGACAAGGTGCTTGAGGCGGTCGTTGCCGACGAACTGCTGGTTGAGCAGGGATCTGCGCGGCTGAAACGCATCGAGGCCCGCGCCAATCGGCACCGCCTGATCCTGCGCGCGATGATGGAAGAAATCGCCGAGAAGGTCGAGCGGCCGCTTGGCACGCTGTCGATCAGCTATCGCACGAAGCCCATCGTGACGGACGCCAGCCTATTGCCCACGACGTTGCTGCGCACCGCCCCCGACATGCAGGCCATCGCCAAGGCGCTGAAGGTCGGCCCGGTGGCTGGCATTGAGGCGTCGAACCCGGCGCCGGTGCTCACTCTGAGGATAAGCTGATGAACGCTCTCACCACCCAGATGCCGCTCGCCTATGGCGACATTGAACGCCTCGCCAGCAGCATCGCACAGAGCGGGCTGTTCGGCATCAAGACCAAAGACCAGGCCATCGTCCTGATGATGATCGCTCATGCCGAGGGCCGGCATCCGGCCCTGGCAGCGCGTGATTACGATATCATCAACGGCCGCCCCGCGAAGAAGGCCGAGGCTATGATGCGCGACTTTCTGGAAGCCGGCGGCAAGGTCGAGTGGCACCAGCTATCGGACACCATCGCCGATGCGACATTCACCCACCCACAGACCGGCTCGGTGCGCATCGACTGGGACATGGAGCGGGCCAGGACCGCGTTCGGAACCAAGGATATGTACAAGAAGTTCCCGCGCCAGATGTTGCGAAGCCGGGTGATATCCGAGGGCGTCAGAACACTCTGGCCGCTCGCCACCAGCGGGTTCTACGAACCTGGCGAGGCTGCCGATATCCCCGCCAAGGATGAGCACAACGGCCCGACGATCGAGCCGGACACCCGCGACGCTCTCAACGACCAGGTGCCGCTGAAGGCCGCCGCTGCCGCCACGAAGCGCGCCCCCGTCAAGCGTGCTCCGGTGGACGCCAGCGATGCCTACCAGGCGCCGCCGGAGCCACCGCCCACGGGTCGCCGCACGGCCGGTCAGTTGCTGGACGGCATCGAAATCGCGCTTCGTGATGCAACCAGCCGCGTCGAGGTCGATCGCATCCTCGATGTCGAGGAGGTGTTCAGGCTGCGCGAGCACTTTGCGGATGACACCCCCGCTATCCTGCGCCTGAACGCCATGCGTGATGCTGCCCTGGAGCGTCACCCACCATTGTCCCGCGAGGACGACGGCACCGAGGCGCACGAGCCGGCGACGGAGGGTGTGGCGTGAAAGCATCAATCATTGTCGCCAGCAGCTTAACCGCCATTCTGGTGCTACCTCAGTTGGTGTTCGGCACACTCACAGGGGCGGAGGCTATCGTCGCGACGATTCACTCGTTCTGTGCCGCCTTTCTGGTGATGATCTTTGCACCACAACTTGCGCAATTCGTGCCTCACGATGGCCGATGATACGCAATGGGCGAATGTCATCCGGGCAGAGTGATGCGATGAACTGGAACATGGCCGTTGGGCTATCGTGTGGCGGCCTGATGCTCGCAGTTGTCGCCGGCATGTCAGCGCTGATTGCGTGGGTCATCCGGGGCGGCAATGTCTATACGATCCGTCCGAGATTTGGATCCATGAGCCTGTGGTGGTGTGACGACTGCAAGATCGCCTATGCCCCAGGCCCGTCCTGCCCACGCTGCGGCAAGGGTGGTATCTGGCAACGCTGACTTATGGACGTTTGCAGAGGTGGCCGATGGACCAGAAATCGTTGCATGACAGGTTGCTACCCGCTGCCCGAAATGATGTGTTTGTAGCAATTCAAGCTGCGATGCTCGCCGTCACGAATGGCGATCCTGCGGCGACTAAGCAGTGCCTGGAAATTGCTCTAAGTGAACTGAAAAGCTGGCAGACCGTCCGCACCGTGCCGCCGGTCAGGTGATGATCGCTGCGCTCTATGTTGAAGCGGACGGTGTATATGCGGGGCTTCCCGGCGTCGATCTGTGGGACCAGGCGCGCGATGCGCGAACCTATGCCGGCCCGCATCCCGTCGTTGCGCATCCACCCTGCCAGCGGTGGTGCAGATTGGCTCCGGTCAATCTAGCTCGATACGGCCAAGCGATCGGCGATGACGCCGGTTGCTTCACAGCAGCGCTAGCGTCAGTGCGCCGCTGGGGCGGTGTGTTGGAACATCCGGCATACAGCCGCGCGTGGCTCGCGCATCATATACCATGGCCTGGGGAAGCTGGGGGCTGGCAACGTGATGCCGATGGCGGTTGGTGTTGCTACGTCGAGCAGATCAGTTATGGCCACCAGGCGCGCAAACCAACGTGGCTTTATGCCGTTGGCGTCGATCTACCAGAACTCAGATGGGGACGTGGGTCGGACCCAGCGGCGTGGATAGGAACGAGCCAAGCCAGGAATAGAGCAGCGCTCGGCGTGCGCGGGATAGCACAACTTAGCGGACGCGCATCTAGCGAGACGCCGCTGGAGTTCCGCGATCTGCTGATCTCGATCGCCGCGACGGCGCAGCGGCAGGCGGTCGCAGCATGAGCCGCATCGCCACCCTGGCCGGACCTGGTACGCCTCGGTCGCCGGCCTCCCACATCTGCACCGTGCGCAGCGTGCATTCCAGCGCGTCGGCGAATTGCTGGCGCGTCATGCCCAGCCGCTCGCGCACCGCCGCCACGTCAGCGGGCGACACGGCGCCGCTTCGGCGTGTGGGTGGCAACGACCGTGCCGTCGAGCAGGATGCGGTGGGCGTGGTCGCTGTAGGCGTAGAGGCTGATCTGCGCCGCCGCCTGCTCGGTGGTGACCGTCACGGCGCCCTCGGAGCGAAGCTCCCAGCCGGCGCCCCGGTCCATCTCGATCCGCATGGTGTGGGTGGTTTCCATGCGAACAATGTGCGCCATTCAAGGCGTGGTGTCAAGAACAATGTTCGCGCGCTGGCGGATATACAGTTTGCAGAGGTGGCCGAGGCGATGGGAAAGGTTTTGCTGCCGTGTCCGTTCTGCGCCGGCATGGCTACCTTGACGGCAGATGGAGCGCGTGTCGGCACTGCCCGGCAGTCGTGCATCGTCGTCTGCACGCACTGCGGCGCCAGACTTGAAACCGCAGAGGCAGGAGCACGGAGCGGCGACGCCTGGAACGCCCGCGCCGGATACAGATTGATAAAGGACACGTAAACGCTCGTTTGCAGGGGTGGCCGATGTCAACCCGCTATAACGTCGTGGTTGAACGCGAGGAATACGACGAGGCCACCGGCAAGGTGACCGGGCGTGCCGAATACCGCATCGACGCCTATGGCCTGCTCCAAGAGGCGTGGGACGCCGTGCAGGAACAGGTCGAAAAGTTAGGCTGGTTCGATGACAGATGAGCTACATCCGATAATCGACGGGCGGATGCACGCTCTCGCCGCCGCTGTATGCGCCTTCGCTGCGGTCGCGGATGTGGCTGTGGGCTATCCGTGGATCGCCCTGATCCCGGCCCTCGCCGCAGGCTCGTGCTCTATGACCGCCGTTGGTTGCTGGTATCGCCGAAAGTCTTTCGGCTACGGCTACCGATGCCGACCTACCATCGACAAGACCAGTTGTCATGGGTAGGTCTATGAAAGCATGCACCCGCTGCGGAGAGCACAAGGAATTTTCGCAGTTCTCGAAAGAGCCGAGAAACAAGGACGGGCACGCATCGTGGTGTCGTGAATGCACGAACAGTTCCAGGCGCGTGTCGGGCGCCAGTCTCACTGTGCAGGCGTTCTACAACCAACGCACCAGAGCAAAGGCACGCGGGATCGAATTCCACATGACATACGAGCAATGGCTCGGATGGTGGCAAACGGAGTTGGCTAAGCGAGGGGAGGGCGCGCGGCGAGGCCGAGGGTCTCTGCTCATGTGCCGGATTGCCGATAAAGGCCCCTACGCGATAGGCAACGTCTATTGCGGCACCTGCCGAGACAACGTGAATGATGTTGACTGGAAGCCCATTGGCGCTCGCCACGCCGTTTGGCTGAAAGAACATAGCTGGCTGAAGGGCACGACAGGCGCCGACCATCCGCGCTCAAAGGCCGTGACCACGCCGGCCGGCGCGTTTCCGTCGATGACCGCAGCCGCAGCGCACTACGGCATTTCCCGCCCTACGCTGCGGGACCGGCTGGCGAAGTGGGGCGCCCCAACCAAGCCCGAGGCTAGCTTTGATAACCCACCTTAGCGGAGGAACCTTGTGATGGCGCTTGCTCTCTGCCTCGCCGTCCTCGGTGCTGGCGGTGCCATGCTGGCCGCGCTGGTGCTGATCCACATCCAAAACGCAAGTTAGCGGACGGAATGACGCAGACGTGTGACACGACTGAATCACGACTGAATCTGCTTACCACGCCTTTGTAGGAGCCGCCTTATTTACCCCGAGGCCAAAGAAAAGGCCCCGGCTTTGGGGGCGCCGGGGCCAAGGAAGGTTCGAACGGAGTGAAAGTCTGTGCCGCACTATGCCACGGCGGCAACGCACGTCATAGGGTTTTGCGACGCACCAGACCAAGGCCGAGCAGCCCGACGCCGAGCGCCGCCATGCTCACCGGCTCCGGCACCGCGGTGGCCGAGAAATCGCCCGAGACGGAAGCGCCGAAGCTGGCCAGGGTATCCCCGTCGATGCCAATGGCCGGCGACACGTTGGCGAAGGAGAGAGATACCGCGCGCGGCAGCGCCAGGACGTTAATGACGTCGGACGTGAATGAGATGCTATCCGGCGGCGCGCCCGAGGACAGGACGGCCGAGGCGCCGGTCCCCAGCACCACGTCGGAGAAAGTGCCGCTCAAGAAGTTCGTTCCCGTTCCCCCGGCCCCCGAGGTCAACGAGAAGCTGCCGGCGTAGTGCTGGAACCCGCCGGCGCCGAGCGGCGTCACGGCGTCCGTAGACGTGATGTTCAGATCGAAGTCGGCCGCCGCCGGCGCACCGCCGAGGATCTGCGTAATGCTGACCGGGACATCGGCAGCGGTGATCGTCGTCGCAGTGCCGCCGGCGTTCGCAGTCGCCGTGATGGTATTGCCGGCACCGATTTGGCCGAAGGTCAGAATGACGGCGCCCTGTGCAGGCAGGGCAAGCAGGGCAGCAGCAGAGGCAGCGAGCAGGGCGCGCAGCATTGGGTGGCTCTTTCCTGTTGGAGATGGGCAGGCACGTCTCAGTGTGTCGCGAGCAGCTTGGCGACCTCTCGCGCTGCACCGACCGCGACGTTCTCGTTGGATGCGTCGGTTGCCCTCGGCCAGCTTATGTAGATGACCGCGACGAAGTTCTCGGCGGTCGGCGGGATCGGAATCGCACAGCCGCGCCGCATCCCGCGCTCATAGAGCCGCCGCGCCACCGGGGTGCCCTCGGGTCCGAGGTCCACGCAGGTTGGCTTACCGTCGAGTATCTCGACCAGCTTTCGCACGTCGCTGGCGTGGTCGATGATGGGCAATCTGCGGGGCGTCGGGATCACCGGACGCTCGCCATCGTGCCGCCGGGCTGCGAGGAAGCGCTGCGAGTTCGATGACAGATCGACCGCCCAAATCTGCACCAACTCAGCGTCCGTCGAGGTCGCCAGTTCCGCCAGCGCCTCGGGCACGGCATCGGTGCGCAGTTCCGGCGTGTCCGGCGTCATCCACGCCTCGAATAGCTCGTCACGTTTTTCGTAGACCAGCCAACCACCCAGCCCGACAACGAACAGCGCGATAATGGCGGCCACCTTCCACGGGCGGTCCCCATAAGACAGAACGCGGTCCAATAGACCGGCCGCCCCGCTGTAGTCGTGCCGGGGCGGCTCCTCGGTCACCTAATAGCTCGTGGGCGAAGCCATCGCCCATTTACGCCGGCAGTAGCTGTTGGCATCGGTGTTCGCTTGCATCTGCTCCAGCAGCCAGTCGTAACACGCCTGGGCCTGCGGCACGCCGGCCCGTGATGCCAGCGCCAGCGCACCCAGCGCATAGGACGGATAGGTCAGGTCCACCCGCTCCGGCATCACGTCCGGATCGTTGCAATCCACAGCCTCCGGCTGGAAATGCTCATTGAGATCCCACGCCACACCCCAGTGGTCGGCGTACGGCGCATCAGACGCCGCCTTGACCACGAGCGTGTAGAGCGTCGGCACCGCACGCACCCAGCCCGAGGTGCCATTGGTGCGGGACATCACATCGAGCGACTTCCACTCCAGGATCGGCCGCCAATCCTCGTGGCCGAGTTGCACGACATGGGCGAGCGTGGCTGTCAGGTAATCTTCCATCCAGATCGACACGTAGCTGTCGGCCGGTATTGGTGGTGCAACCGGCGCGCCTTTGGCATCGGACATCAGATTCAGATTGCAGAACGGCGGCACGTCAGATGACACGTAGCGGTCCAAAAACCATTTCTGCTGATCGTCCAGGCGTCTCTTGAACAAGGCGCGCGGCAGCAGCCACGACGGCACGGTGTCCGGCGTCACGGTCGCGGCCCTCACCAGCCCGCGCAGCGTCCAGGCGACGGCACGCACGGCGTTGCCGAGGCTGTAATTCGCCCGCGCGCCGGGCGACAAGCACACCACGTCGTAGACGCACGCGAACTGCATCTCCTCCAGCGCATACGGATCGCCGGTCAGGAGGAACGGCAGATACGCAAGCGCCGGTTCGTGCGCGGGATCGAGCGTAATCGGGCTGGTCGGATTCTCGATCTGTGGATCGCCGCCGCTGGTCCCGTACATCGTGGCATTCGGGTATTGCGTCCAATCGAGCGGGGCGTTGGTGCGGTCGTCGCGAAAGTGCCAGGTGAGCGTTCCCGATGCCTCGAGCTGCGCCAGCACCGAGGACCATGACACATCAGTCCCCTGGCATAGGAACTCAGCCTGCGCCTCGGTGAACAGGCCGATTTCGTCACGCTCGCCGGTCGAGGGGATGTAGGCCGTGAGGCCAGCCAGATCCATTGGCCCGGCGTATGTGCGCGGGTTGGATAGCGGGATGGCATCGCCGAACAGCGCTTCGCTGTAGGGCGGCAGCGCGTGGGCGCAGCTATCGGGCTGGTAGATGATCGGCCGCGGCGCGCTCTGCCAACGCCAACGCGCGTGCCAGTAATGCTCCGGTGCCTGCACCACGGCGAGCGTGGTCTGACCGCGAAATATGGTGCAGAGGTATGCGTCCATATTGGACGGCTCCACGTCCCACAAGCCGCCCAGTTCAAACACCACCTCGTCGCGCGCCGGGATACCTCGGTCACGCCGGAACATGACGCGGAAGCCTGCCAGGTCGGGCAGCGTGCAGAGGACGCAGCGCTGGACGAAATGGCCGCCCGGCTCGTGGTAGTCGCCGAGGTCCACGCCCAGCACCTCGTCGTAGATGTAGGACGCGCCGCCGTAGTCGATGCGGACGCACAGCGGCGCGGTGTCGTCGTCCGGCGGCGGTGTTGGTTCTGGTGGCTCTGGTGCAAGTGGCGTGAGCGTGACGACGGCAGAAACGTCCAGCGGCTCGTAGCCGGGCAGGTTGGCCGTGACAGTCAGCGTGATCTCGTTGGTGATGGGATCGGGCACTCGGCCACCTCAGTGCAGATTGTCATTGACAAGCGACGCTATTCCGACGCACAGTCGTGTTATGCCAAACACACGCATCAACATCGTCGTCACCAAGCCTCAGCAGGTATGGCTGGAGCGTGAGGCCGAGCGCCTCGGCATCCGCATCGGCGAGGTTATCCGCCGCATTCTGGACGCTGTGAGGACCGGCAAATGAGCGACA